ACCATGAGCAAGGCAGCGTTGCTTTTTGAGACCGATGACAGTGCCGGGATCGACTGTTTCTGCACAGATTGACCTTATAAACGATGACACGGCAGGGGTGCCGGGTTGGTGAATGGAAGGGCAACTCTTATGGGTTGCCCTTTTTATTTGCGACTCAACCTAAGGCGAACCTTAGACATAGACACTGCAGGGTTGAAGCCACGCACCTCCAGCACGCTGTAATCCACGCCATCCACCAGCACAGTAGCCCTAAGGGTCAAGCTTTGGTAGGTGTTGGAGTCTATGTACGCATCACACTGCATTACGTGTCCCTCAGCCAACGCTTGTATCCAGTTTAGGTAGTACCTACGCACCAACTCAGGCCAAAACAAGGGGCTTGAATCAGACCTAATATCCCAAGGCATGTTGTCTAAAAAGTCGCCATCGGGAACGGGTGGGATAAAGCTGAATACCCGCGCTACAGGCCCCACAGCGCTCCACGCACGCACATCCTGCAGGCATGACAGCTTAGGGGCGAAGGCAAAACCGTCCGGATCAAGCGCGTTTATGGCAGTGGTGTAGCCTTCAACACTGGCGATATGAGGGACTATGGTAGTATCGATGACCTGCCATTCTGGCGTAACAAAGTTGCCAACAGCGTCCTCTATGACAGCATATTCTTGACAGTTAGCGAGCGTCAATGGGTTAGTGCTTAGCTCAATATCCCCTACCACTTGCACCTGCGTGTTAAGCATGGCATCAGTAACCTCATCAGGCACTAAGCCACCTACGTAGTCAGAGTCATCACTTGCCCACTTGAATGCGTAGGAGCGGTTTACGGCTGGCGGCAGTAGCTCAACGCTTGCCTTGTCCACCATTCTTGTGATGTCAACTCTGGGTGATGGTGATCCCCAGATTCGGTTGATGGAGTCTATAGTTACACGTTTTGAGACCTCATCGATATCGAAGTACAAGTTAAACATGCGTGAAATGGCACCCAGAAACTCGGCTTGACTCATGTCAGGTAGGCTTTGGGCTGGCTGAAAAGCGGCCGTTGGCAGGAGGTGTTCAGGCGTGTTCTCAGGGGCACTTAAGTACTGCACCTCAAACACGTGCGTGTTCGTAAGCATCGCTCTAATGATAGCAAAGGTACCTGTAGGGAAGAGGGCTACTGGTGGGCTTGGAGGTGCGTATGGCGGGAAGGCATCAAAGGCCCCATCTGAAGTCCAGTGCGTGAACCCAGTCCAGCAAAAGACCACATCGCCCTTAATGCAGGCCTTAGTGCCGCTTAGTGAGACTGCACCTATGCCTGTGATTTGAGTAATAGCTATGACGTTGCCCCACCCCTCATTATCGGGCTGCATATTAGGTAGCCAGTTACCGTCCACATACTCAGGTATTTCACCTGCAGATGCGTAAGTGATGCCTGCACCCATCCTACTGCCATCGGCAGGTGCGTAGTCAGATTGGTAAGACTGAACATTGAATTCAAGGTCAAACAAGTAGGTCCCGTCGGCTGGACAAGTCCAGTAAAAGGGCTGTTGGTTGTTCCCGGGCGTCCTGCCAGCGAACGCATAGTCAAGCTCTTGGTTTGGTATGTCAAGGACGCTGTAACCTACCCACCACTCCCCGTCCGTGATGCCGCCACCCCAAGGCTGAGGCACGGAGGTCTCATATGAGTTAGTCAACTCGCGCTGTCCGTTAAAATTCCAGTCTGTAATCTGGTAGGGGCTTGGGTTACCGCCAGTTGCAACGTACTCTTGCTGCATGCGTGCTATGGTGCCACTGCCACTCCACCTACCCAAGGCCAAAAACGGCCAGTTCCAGCGTACTTGATCACCGCTGAAAAGCAAGTACGTCTTACGTGCTGTCTGGTCGCCGAACCAAGGCCCACTGGCAGCATACCCAGCGTCTGCGAATATCTGCTTAATGAGGCGCGTAATGAACCATGCTGGTGGCACGCTCCTGAAGTCTACGTGTCCCACGCTACCTACGTCAACCGTCCACTCATCTTGCTCCAGAATCGGCCTTGATGGTGCCAGCTGAAGTGTCAGGCCCCAGCTTGCTATGTATTGAGTGATGCTTAAGAGCCTGTTAGTATCAGCACCCCAGTAGTTAGGCAAGAAAACGTTGCCCCAGACAGCCAGTGGGAAGAAGCAAGGTTCTGTGATGCTATCAGGTGCCCCAGCGTCCCATGCCACCTTAAGTGCGTTAGTCGACCTGAACTGCTTGTCCATGCCATCGAAGTCAATCGCACCTAACTGAAGTTGGTTCATGGCCTTAGACGTCAATAGTTGCGCGAATGGTGCTTCTGACGCTATAAAGTAGCCTTCAAGCTCAGACTCACTTACTTTAGTCAGGTAAAAAAGCCCCTCTAACAGTATCTGACCACCTCCGTAGATCCGTGAATCTGGCATGGCTGCATACTGCTTGTAGGTGCCTATCCTATCTATCATCGCTAAGGCACCAAACGCCAGCTTAGCCCTGTCATTGTTGACAAGCTTGACAGTATAGCTTGAGTCTGCTGAACGCTTGTCAGGTTGGGTGGCATCTACTAAGCTACGCTTAAGTTGGATGGGGAAATCGCCCGAATCGGCAAGGTTGACTTCCTTGCCTTTGATGAAGATCTGGTAGCTCATTTCAGGTCTATGAGGTAAGTGAACTCAAAATCTGCAGTCGCTTCCAACCCCTTCTCTCTATACTGGTTGACTTGAATAGCAAGCTTATCAACCCCTATACGCCTGTAGTTGAAGCCTCCAAGACGTGATTCGTATGCCAACATGTAGGCCTCATCACAAGCTGTAAGGTGCGTTTGGAGCCATTCGCCTGTCAACTTGTCCACGTACCCAGCACTTGCGTTGCCTGACACCGTAGCCCTCTCAACCAACACCTCATAGTCTGAGTTGAGCTTGTCTGGCTGCTGACGCCTGTAAGTTTGGTAGGTGATCTCCTTCCTATCTATCAACTCTTGGACTCTGGAACCTAACCAAAGGGTGTCAAAACCACCCAGACGGTTGAGAAAAAGCACTTGATAGAACGTGTCATCACACCCATCATCCCTGCTGACCTCATAGGTCTGCACCTCTGTTACAGCCACTGCCCCAGCCGAAGAGCTACCTGCACTCCAAAAGAACTGGACGCTATAGCGGTCAAGTGGCTGAAATGTGAGGGGTGCTACGGCATCAATTAGGCCCGGTATTGCACGGGGACTTACTTCGGTTCTAAGGATGCCTCCATAGTTGGTCTGCTTAGAGAACTCTGGCACGAACTCAGTCTCAGTTTGACCATCTGTGTAGGTCTTGACTATCTGCATGTGTAGGTAGCCTGCCTGTAGGTTCTTGTAGAAGGTTAGGTACTCAATTGAGCGCTGGTCTATCCGCTTAGACACTGGTTGGGAGGTCAAGAAACGCACTTGGTAGGTGCCCGGCACGCCCGGACTCTCCAACAGCATGCCCCAGTAGGCCCGATACGCTTCAGCCACTTCCTGATCTGTCAGGTAGGGGTTAAGCTGCAGCCATGTAGCCCACATCAAACCCGGAAGAGGCCCTTGGTTCGAAGTGCTACCAGCGTTAAAGCCCCTACGTGCCTGACTAATGCCTGTAGTGTCAACAAATGAGAAGTCTGCCTCATACCTCCATAGCCTTGCTGCCTCTATGTCAAGCTTGTACTTCTCATACTGACTTACGAACAGCGTGAAGACAGGTGATGTGGGGCGTACATAGGGCCTAAGCACGTCTTGAACATCAAACTCAACGTCTTGGTTTGGGATGAAGGGACGCTCTAAGGTAGCCACCTCCACCCAGTCCTGCAGGTTAGGTGTGAACAGGGCGCCTGCGAAGAACAGGGTGCTGCGAGTGATGTAATTGCGGTCTACGAACACCCTTAAGCGGCACCTCATACGGTCTATGACCTGCGTTAACTGATCGCTTGTGCCCGGATTTGAGACAAAAGTGAAGGACAAGGGTGGTGCTGCCTGCGTAGTGGTGTATTTAGGGCCTGCCTCTTTGGCAGTCATCCTGATGAGAGGCCACGCCGAAGCGTCCATGAATAGCTCGTAGTCTGACGTGATTGATGCTGTACCAGACAGTGCGTAATACAGTGCGTAGAGAGTCTGTAAGACGCCATTAACCACGGGCGTACTGGGTTGAGGGTCGATCGCTGAGGTTCGCCATGGTAGCTGGCCGGGTACGGGGTTAAGCCGGAACTCGTAGGTGTTGCCATTAATGGTCAGGTTGACTGGTGCCATCACATTAGAGGCGGGTGGCATCCTAATCTCCAGCCACGCCCTACCTGACCCACCCGGCACATTAGAAGCCCGTGCTATGATACGTACTGGATGCTTAGTAGGTGTTGGGATGTAGCCAAACCCACCAGCTGGCCTCAAATCTAAGGGGTCTTGTATCTTGTTAATGCTCATTAGTTGAATATTAGGGACTTAACAAATGCTTGTACTTCTGTCTCAAAAAGCTCCTCTGCCTCAAGGCCTGTGAGTGTCAAGGCAGTGTCTATGAAGGGGCGTGGCTTGATACCTTTGAGGCTTATAGCACGTCTTATGGCATATAATATTTGCTTTTCACGACCCGGGGCGATACGGTAGCGAATAAGCCAGTCAAGGATGGGTGCTGGTGGAGGCAGTCTTGCCCCTTTGCGGCGGCCTAATTCTACGAACCTGAAGTAGTCATTTAAGACCACTGTGATAGTCTCATCCGAGAGCGAAACCGAGTCCAGTTCGATGGACTTGAGCAAGTTTGACTCTTTTGGCACGCCCTTATTGACTGCTGCCGATCGTAGGTTGTTGACCATGATACGACCCAGAAGCTTCATGAATTTGTTACCGTCTAAGTCCATATTAGCACTCATTAAGTACGTCTATTGAAGGCATATCTACAGGCAGCTGGCAGCGTATCTTGGGCGCTTGACAACGTACCGTGATAAGCATGTCCCCAGCTATGGCTATGTCTGCGTTTGCCACCTCAGTGTGCACATCCACCTGACTTGACACCAGCCACACGCCTTGACTCCATGCCTCACGACTGATGAATGTCGCCGCAAAACCCTCCAGCACTTCACGCACCTTGTCATGAATGCGTAGGTTGCTTACATCTGCCCTTAATAGGTTCTCGCTCGTCCTGTCATATACCTGCAACTGAAATGTCATGTTTCGATACACCATTCTGGCAGGTTCTGTGGCATCAAGGCTTGACAAGATAGGTAGCTTGAGGAAGAGTAGTGGGTACCGCTGATCGTTGACCAAGGTTGACTGGTCGAAGTTATAGCCAGACTCAAAGGCCGCGACATAGGGGTGTGCTGCAGCGTAGTTGAGGCATATTCTGTGAATGGATTCAGTGTTTAAGTCAATCATATTAGGTGTTATTAAGCTTTAGCGTTAGTTGTCTTCTCTATCTGCCAGTGTAGGTAGTAAAGTACCTGACCTATTGTTAGTTTGCGTATTTGGTTGACTTTCAGAACATCACCCGAACTCAAGGCGAAGACCACTCCTGTAAAGCCGTATGCTGAAGCTGCCCTTTTTGTGCCGTTATGTACGTTTGAGCCGCCATTAGACGTGCTATCATCGTCCCCAGCACTTGACCAGCAGTTTGGGAAGCGGCTCCTAAGCGAATCCAAGCCCCCAAAAAAAAATTGGACATGCCAAAGGTTATGTTGGCAGGCAAGTTACGTAGCATGGCTTGCCTTTTAGCAT